AAAGTATTGACGGCAGGCGGGCGCTCCCCTGCTATTGGTCGATCAATTGATCGATTGGTCATCACAGAATTCGGTGAGGCCCAGTGGCAACGCAAGGCTGCGATTAATATTTTCCCAACAGTAAACAAACGGCCCAACGCAAAAGTCATACTCGAGTCCACGCCAGGGCGAGCAGGAAGCCACCACGAACAAATGTGGCGATCAGCGTTAGAAGGCTCCAGTCGATTTACACCACTGTTCCTCGAATGGTGGGAAGATGAAAGCTGCAGAGAGATCGATGACTCTTTCGCGGCAACGTCCGCAGAGAAAGAGTACATGTCTCGCCACGACGGCATGTCGATACATAATCTCGCATTTCGACGACGCGGATTAAACACTGAGTTTGTCGGTGACACACGACTGTTCTCGTGCAAATACCCATCAGACGCGTACGATGGTTGGCTGGGAACAACAAATCCCGTCATGCCCGCTGAGATTCTTAAGCCTTGGCTCGAAAAAGCAAAGAAAGACCCCGACATCGGAGCTTACGCTTGTCACGAGTTTGAACCGCCAAAGCCCGGTCACAAGTATTTGATTACCGCTGACCCCGCAGGATTTGGTAGTACCGGTGATAAGTCTGCTCTGACTGTATGGGACGCAACAGACCGAAGAGAGATTGCGTTCTGGGAAGACCGAGAGTCGCCAGATCGATTCGCACAACGGCTAAAAATCGTACAGAAACGATACTTAGGGGCACTTCTTGCCGTCGAATCAAATGCTACAGCGTGTATTGCTATTCTTAAAGATCAAGGAACAGCAAACCTTTTATGGACTGATCACAATCATCCCGGTTGGTACGCAACGAATAAACGACTTCAAGAAGCTGAAGCAAGATTGGTTCAAATGCTTCGACAAGATGAACTAAACATCCGAAGTCGGGGAATGCTCCATCAATTATTAAACTATGACGGAAGCCGGAAAAAACGAGTAAAAGGTGAAGATGGTACAGTTCATCACTTTGACCGCGCACGTACGGCGGTTATGGCTGCAGATATTCTTTCCCGTAGACACTTTACTCAAGCATCAATTGAAGTAGAATCAGATTACTTGCCGGGACAAGTTACTATCAAGCAGCTTGATAGAGTTAAGTCTCATAAGAGACGAGAAGCACGTTCACCCTTTAGACCAGCCTCCAACATTTGGGATTAAAAATGGCCGAAGATTTATCCGGATCAAAGACAGAGTACGAAAAACGAAAAGCCGAAGTAGCTGCGAGCTTGAAGAAAAAACAAGATGCGCGGGCGGAAGAGATTAAAGCCATGTCGCCCGAAGAACAAAAGGCAGCTTTGGAAAAAGACAAAAAAGCATCAGCAGAAAAGAAAGCAAAAGTTGATGCCATGTTCGGTAAAAAATAAACCCTTAATGGAGAGCGCACTATGCCTTCCAAGCTCTCAAAGCTGATCGATCGGCATCTGAACTACTACAAGCGTTCAGAGAAGAAAGATTTCGACAAAGCACGTCGGTTCTATCGGGGAAATTTCTTTTCCTCTACAGATAGCGACATCTCAGGTATGAGCGCACACTCATACTTGTGCTCGAAAAACATTATCTACGCAATTGCAGATACCGCGATTAGCGCATTGCTTGGACCAAACCCCTCCGTCGGTGCCATTGCACGAACACCACGATCTCAGGATGCAGCACCAACTGTAACTGGGCTTGTGGAGTACGTGTTTGACGCAAATAAATTTCGCCGAAAAGCTGCGACAACACTTATCGATGCCGTGTTGTGCAAGCGCGGAATCTTTAAGACTGGGTGGGACGCGAAAAAAGACATACCGATTATCCGCGCAATCAACCCGTCCAGCGTGTTCTTTGACCTTACCGTGCGCGACTCAGACGACATTCGATACTGGATTGAAGCTACGGTTATTTCATTCGATGAGTTTAGATCTCGAGTGAAGTCCGGTCAGTATAAAGCTGAACTCGTCAAAGAAGTCACGCCAGACAGGTACCCTAAATGGCTTCTCGACGAAAACCAAAAGAGCACAACAGACACCGTCCGTGATGCCTTTCAATGGGTGACAATCTACGAATACTACGACCGCGAACGCGGAATCATGCAGCACTACATTAAGCAAGCTGATGCCGTCGTATTCGAAGATAAAATCGACTACATCCCATACAGCATGTTCTCCCTGAACCAATCAGGAATTGATTGTTTGGGGCTCAGCGAAGTTCAACTGGTTCTCAAACAACAAGAAACCATCAACGATCTGCTCACTCACATGAAGCAGATTACCTACTTACAAATTCCTCGGGTCATGTACGACTCTGGACGAGTCACTGAAGAGGATTTGAACAAGGCAGTTGATTCTTCTGCTGGTTCATTTGTCGGGATCAACCCGTCAAACAGCGAAGCACTGCGAAGCTTGGCCACACTGTTTTACGAAATGCCCGTTCCCGACAGCCCCACAGGGGTGAAGGAATTTATCGCGCGACAGGAAGAAGATGCTGCGTTTATCTCAGCACTTGCAGAAGCCGCACGGGGTCAGGTCGCAGGAGCACGAACCGCTACTGAAATGGCGATCATCGACGCACAACTTAGAACACGACTGGCGACAAGAGAGGGACACCTCAATGACGCTATTGAAGATGTCGCGAAGAAAGTTTTTTACCTGTGCAAAAAGTACATGAAGACAAACAGGCTGATTCGAGTATCCGGCTCAACCAAATGGTCGGAACTCAGCCACAAAGATCTTGTCGATGTCGATGTCGATTTTGAAATGGTCAGCTACAACCCAATTCGACGTAACCCCGGAATGATGGCCGAGACTTTGATTCAAATGCTGCCATTCTTATCGCAAAACGAAAACGTAAACGTAAGACGCCTTACAGAAGAAATTCTAACGAACTTAGGTTTACCAAGTCGAATCCTTATCCCAGAAGAAGATATTCTTGCGGCAAAAGAGCAAGCAGCCCAACAACAACAGGCAATGATGCAAGCCGAACAACAAGCTAAGCTTGGGGGTGCTGCCGCCGGAAGACCTGCGATTGAAGCAGATCAAGCTCAACAGGTTCAGCAACTAATGCAAACGTTGCCACCAGAAGACGCAGCAAGGCTGGCAGAACAACTTGGGACGCCAATTGAGGGCGCGGAAGAGCTAATGGAAGACGCACTGCCTGGTGGCGGTGGGGCACCAATTAGAGGCGAAGCATAGGGGTCGAGCATGAGTCTGTCAAAACGAGATAAACTGCGTAAAGCCGCGCTGCTAAAAAAACACCGACTTAGCGGAGCTAATCAATCGAAACGAACACCTGATCACCCAAAGAAAAGCCACATCGTCTTAGCCCAAGAAGGAAGTCAACTGAAGTTGATTCGGTTCGGTGAACAAGGCGCAAGCACAGCGGGTAAGCCGAAGTCTGGTGAAGGCGACCGAATGAAGAAGAAACGGAAAAGCTTCAAGTCTCGCCACGCAAAAAACATCGCCAAGGGAAAAATGAGCGCGGCTTATTGGGCTGACAAAGTGAAGTGGTAATGAAAAAGAAATCAAAAAGCCGGGTAAATGAAGCAGGTAACTACACCCAACCAGGAAAACGGAAAAAATTGTTCGAAGCTATCAAGCGTGGAAACAAAGGTGGCCGTGCCGGTCAGTGGTCCGCACGTAAAGCACAGATGCTAGCCAAGAAATACAAAGCTGCTGGCGGAGGCTACAAAAACTAATGGGCAAGACTAAAACGCAGAAGTCACTTGATACGTGGACAAAGCAAAAATGGACTACTGCGTCCGGTAAAAAAAGTAGCGAAACGGGCGAAGTATACGCTCCAAAGAAAACAATTGAAGCACTGAAAAAATCTCGCTCGGGCAGAAAGAAACTGTACGCCGCAAATAAAGCAAAACGTAAAGCAACTAGTCAAGGCAAACAACACGCCCGACACGGCTTACACAAAGACAAAAATAGATCGGGAACGGCATGAGTAAAATAAAAATAAATGACACGATCACAACTGAACAACGCACGGGAAACAAAAAAAGATCCGTTAATCGGATCACACAAAAGGGAACACAAACCAACGTACCTGAAGCAGGTGGCCGTGATATCTCGTACCGTAAACAAACAGGCGGTGGTCGTAGAGGCAAACAGTCTGAGGATGTACTGTTAGTTAGTGATGATGATGGCGGTAAGTCAGGTCGTGTAGGTATCAGCACATTTGGTGGGGGCATGAAATACAAGCGTGCAGAAGTGAGCCCAACCGGAGACGTGATCACTAAATTTAGGAATCGGCGGCGCGCTAAAAGAGCTAAAAAAGCTGTTGAAGCTACAATCAAAAAGTAGGAACTCATAATGGATCTAGACACAGTCAAAATGGGCATGCGTCAATCAGAGCCACAGGCTGGCGATGATTCAAAAAAGGCGATGGACGAAAAACAAAAGGACGTTGCTCGACGATCGGCTGAATTGAAGAAGAAACAAGCTGAAGCAGCAGGCGTATATAAAGAGGGGTACGCGACTCCATTACGCGTAGACAGCCCCGCTGGCGTCGACCTAGATGCAGACAAGGATCCCGAAGAGCAGCCTGCAGGTTTCGACTTAGATGTTGAAGAAGAACGAGACGACCCCGCTGATCGTGAACGCTTAATGTCTGCTATCGGAAAAATTGGTAGCTCAAATCAGGCGATGGAATTGGCTCGCCAACGTCGCGCAGGCAGGAAGCGAGACGAGGAAGATCGTCGTCGATCTAGAACGGGACCACAAGAGGGCGGTGATGGTGGAGGCGGGCCAGGAGGCGATCCACCAAAAAGTAAAAGCCTCGCGGAAGAAAACGAAGAAATCTACAAACAGTTCTTGCCCGAAGATGTCGTAAATGACCCTGACCCCAACGCACTCAAACTTGCGGCGGAAGACGCAGCCGAAAAGAATTACAACGAGAAATATGCAAATCAAAAACCAAGATCAGTCGACTACGTAACTAAAGACGGCGAGGAATACGAAAAAGAGGTCTATCAGGACGGCGCAGTATTTTATATAAGGTCGGGCGATCAACAAAAGTACCGAGGGCAGAACGAGGTACCGTCAGAGAGATTTAATACTCCTGTGGAACCTTTTGAACTTCCACCGTTTTTTGATATGTCTTCAACAATCGAGCGTCTCCGTCTGGCTGGTATCTTAGACAGTGCGGACGAACTTACAGACCCAGAGGAATCATGAGCCTCATAATGAACAACCTCGAATGCACTGGCTGCGACTTCTTTGAAGAAGAAGCAATCTACAAACGAGCAGATGGACCCGACGACTGCCCCGAATGCGGCAGCAAACGCAAGATGAGTTTCCGTGGGCTCCGTTACGCTATCCATGGTCAAGGACCAGGTTCATTCGCCGCAGTAGACTTCGGTGTACTCGGCAAAGCCGAAACCAAAGAAGACTACGATCGATGCATTGCTACAATCGAAAAACGTTTCCCCGGCAAACGCGTAAACATTCAAGAAGAAACCCCCGCACAAAAAGCCGCCCGACTGGAAACCATCCGGCACAATAGCTGGCAACGGAAAAAAGATCGTGGCTGCGACGATCAAATGCTCAAAGAGCTATCTACATACCAGAAAGCAATGAAAGCAGAAGGCACACCAATTAAGCCAAAGCAATCTGCGCCAAGTGAGACAAAGTAATGCCTGACCCATCAAGAAGAAATTTACTCTCTGACATTGAGCTTGTTGAGTACGCCCATAAATTGGCCTCAAAAAATGATCGATCACTGAGAAAAGTCAAAGAAGACTTACGTAGGGATGGTTTAGTCTACGAAGATCGGACCTCAGGTGAACGACGAACACTACCAAACAAGTTTGTTCGCGCAATCGGAGAACGCGCTACATTTGAGTTAGTCGACCCAAACCTTGAAATACCCAACACAAATACCGTAAATTAGTTACACCACACTGGTACAAAACCTGACCTTTGGAGTCACCATGCCTGTAGATCCACAAACTGGAGAGCGCCTTCCTTACCCCGGAGAACCCGGATACACTGGAGGCGAAGGGCAAGAAGCACCCGCACCAGAAGATCCCACCGGACAGAAAGCGGCTGAAATGCTGAAGACAATCGATGACGAGATTGCAGCGCGAGAAGCGAGAGAAACTCCAGAAGGAGAGGAAGCCCCCGAAGGTGGAGAAGAAGGCGAGGAAAGTCTCGCACCGCTTGAGGAAACCCTTGGTATTACACCAGAACGAGCGCAAATGCTTTTTGATGCGGCTCAAGAGCTTGCAAAAACAAAGGGAAAGTCACCACAAGAGTTGGCTGACATGATCGCAGGTGACTTCGAAGTACTAATGCAACTGGAGATGATTGCTGCACGAACACAAGATGCACCAAAAGAAGATCCAGCAACAATGATGGAACAACCACAAGAAATGATGCCCGAAGGAGCACCAGGTATGATGCCTCCTATGGGACCACAAGGAGGTATGTAGGTCGATGTTTAACGAAGATAATGACGCTGTTGAAGCAGTTGAAACCACAGAAGTTGAAGCTGCACCGGAAAACGATGTTGAAGTATCGGCAGAACCCGTCGAAGCCGTCGAAGCAACTCCGGTTGAAGTTGAAGAAGAAATTGAGGCACCACCTGTATTTGATTGGAACGGCGAAGTAGAAAGCCTCCGCGAAGCAGATTGGGTACAAAAGCTTGAGCCTGACCTGCGTAAAGCCGTCATGGAAGGCATCGAAGGTAAGTACCAAAACTGGCACCGTGGCTACACAAGCAAGTTCCAAGACTTGGCAAAGCAACGACGTGACGCTGAAGAACGCATAAAAGAAGTACAAGAACAAGAAGTCAAGATTCAACGATGGCTGCACGGTGACATCGATCCGATGATCGCTAAACAGAGGGAGATCGATGAACTCAAAGTCGCACACAGAGCCGCGCTAAACACGCTCAGGAAAGAAGCGGAAGCCGCACACGAGAAGGTAGTAAACTCTCACGGCGCTGCGATGGAAACTGCCGCGAAAGAACGAGACGACGCCCTTCGGCGATATCAAGAAGTAAACGGACAACTGGAACAATTCCAAGACTCACAAGTTGAACTTCAAGTCGACACGCTGGAAAAATGGCTCACGTCAGAAGCTTCAGATGTCTACAACAACGATGCAGCGTTTGACCGCTTCTGCGAATTAGCGCG